GCATCCGTCGGCGCACCGCTCAAGCCACCACTTCTCGAACTTGCGCCTCGCGTAGCCCGTGTGCTCCGGGCAGACCCACTCGGACTTGTAGCAGCCGGGGCCGATTTGGTATTCCACGCGCATGGTGCGGGGCGTCCCCGGCTCGGCGTCGCGCTTGATGTGCGGCGAATAGGAGACGTCCGTCACCTCGTGGTCGGTGTCGGTTATCTCGCCCGAAAGGACGCCCTCGGTGGAGGCGTGCTCCGTGAGGTTAGATGTCTCCTTCGCTGGGAATACATGACCGCATTCGGGGCATTTGCCGTAGCCCGCGTGGATGAGGGCGCGGCATTCCGGGCATTGCTTCGCGGGCGCTTCGCCCGTGCCTCCCGCGCCCGGCTCCCGCGCCTTGATGGTGTCGAGCGGCCCGTGCCGCAGGATGTTGCCGCCGTAGTCGAGGAAGAGGCAGTCCCTCTTGCCTGTCTCGGGCGAGAGCCGGAGTCCCCGCCCCGCGATCTGGAGCAGCAGCCCCGGCGACTGGGTCGGGCGCAGCATCGCCACGCAGTCCACGTTGGGCGCGTCGAAGCCGGTCGTGAGAACCGAGACGTTGCAGAGGTACTTGAGCGGCGGCTTGGGCGTGCCGAAGAGGTCGGCTGGGACGTGCTCGCCCTTGAAGCGGGCGATGAGCTCGTCCCTCTCCCAGGCGGGCGTCTCGCCCGTCACCACGGCGCATTCCTTGCCCGTGTACTCGGTTATCTTCTCGGCGACGTGGCGGCAGTGCTCCACCGACGTGCAGAACACGATGACCGACTTGCGGTCGCGCGTCAGGATCGCGATTTCCGAGCAGGTCGCCTTGACAAGCTCCTCGCTGTCCATCGCGGAGGCCAGTTCGTCCTGGACGAATTCGCCGCCACGGGTGTGGACGGACGAAAGGTCTGCCTCGGCGCGTCCCGCCCGCGACACGATGGGCGAGAGGTAGCCCTGCGCGATCATGTCCTTGAGCCCCGCCTCGTAGCACACGAGGTTGAGCAGGTTCTCGGGCTTGCATATCGCGCCGCCCTTGAGGCGGAACGGCGTGGCGGTCAGGCCGATGAGCCTGACGTTCGGGTTGATGACCTTCGCGTCCTTGAGGAACGTGCGGTACATCCCGTCTCCGTCGGGGGCGATGAGGTGCGCCTCGTCGATGATCACGAGGTCGAAGCGCCCGAGGGCGTCCGCCTTGTCGTAGACAGACTGGATGCCCGCCACGATGACCGGCTCCCGCGTCTGGCGCGACTTCAGCCCCGCCGAGTAGATGCCCATCGGCAGGTCCGGGCAGAGCCTCCGCACCTTGTCGGCGTTCTGCTCCAATAGCTCGCGGACGTGGGCGAGGATGAGGACGCGCCCGTTCCAGAGCGTCACCGCGTCGGTGGCTATCTTCCCCAGCACCAGGCTCTTGCCAGTGCCCGTCGGGAGCACCACGCAGGGGTTGTCGTCGCGGGTGCGGAGGTGGTTGTAGACGGCGTCCACGGCCTCCTGCTGGTATGGGCGCAGCTCAAACGGCATCGGCTGCCTCCTCGTCGGGCCAGTCCTCGGGCGCGATCCCGAAGTTCCTCATCTCGATGGCCGTCTCCATCCTGATGAGGTCGAACCGCTCGCGGCTGATTCTCGCCGTCTTGCATATCTCGTCGGGCTCCTAGCCGCGCATCAGCAGGAAGCACACGATCCGCTGGTCGTCGCTGGTAATGGTCTCAAGGTACTGGCGGACCAGCTCCGCCCGCGCCTCGCGTCTCCGTCTGTTCATGCTCCGAAATCCTTATGGTTGCGAGGCCGTCGGGCGGCTCGGGCCGCCGCATCGTGGCCGTCAGTTTCCTTATCAGCGAATCGTCCTCGTACACCCCCGCGTAGGTCAGCGAGTCGAGGGTGCATTTGAGGGAGTTGTCCACGTCCCTCCGCCTGTTGTCGGGCGGATAGAGGTCGATGTCGACCTCAACGGGGACGCGGAACGTCGGGATGGCCGCCCGCCTGGCTATGCCCGCCACCGTCTCGCGGTACCGCCGACCGTCCTTCGAGATGAGGACGCGGGGTCCGACGTGGCGGTAGTAGTGGTTCACCGAGGGCGGCCAGGGCAGCGTCAGCGTGGCCTCCATCTGTTCCTCCTTCGCCGCTGGCGGCGGCTGAAAACCCGCGCGAGTTCCTCCCTGCGCGGCGGCAGGGGGAACTGCCTTTCGCACGGGGGCGGCTGCGGCCAGGCTATGGCCGTTGCCATGATGGCGATTGCGATGATGCTCATTTCCTTGCCCAGGGTGCTGTCGCGGGCTGCTGCTGGGCGGGCGCGGCGGCCTGCGCCGCCGTCTCCCTCGGCTTGTAGCCGCTGATGACGTTCTCGAGTTCGTCCGTGTCCTTGCGCCGCTTGCAGCGGACGGAGAGGACGAGGGCGCGGTTGTGCAGCTCCACGGTGTCCTTCGGGTTCGGCACGCCCGCCGCCTGGCACACGGCGGCGAACTGCGCGCGCCCGATTTCTACGGCCTCGCGGTTGGTGTTCTCGACGTTGTAGCGGCCCCAGAGGCGGCGGCCCTTGTGTTCGCCCGACACGATCTCGAACTCGAGCTGGATGTAGCTGCCGTTGCCGGCGCGGGTGGCCTTGACGTCGGAGTCGGAGATGACGGCTTCGTACTTGCCTTCGGGCAGGGGCTGGAACTCCTGGGCAGGGGCGGGTTCGGAGACGTTGAAGTTGATGGTTGCCATGGTGGTGTTCTCCTGTGGGTTAGTGTGAAAGTGCCATTGCTGGAAGTAGTCTCGGCGGGTTCGGGCGGACGGGCTCCGCCGCGACGGCTGGGTGGTCCGGGCAGCGGAGGTGCTCGAACCAGACCAGCAGCGGCCAGAAGTCGTCGCGGATGAGGCGGCATCTCTCCCCCGCCTCGATGGGGCGCTTGCACAGGTCGCAGACCTGGCGGTGCCGCGCGGTCACGATCTTGTCAGCCATTCCCGCCTCCCTTCGGCGCCATGTAGGCGTCGATGAAGGCCTGCCACGAGAGCGGTATCTCGGACGGGAGGTTGAAGCGGTTCTTGGCGATGCAGGCGGGGCTGCCGACCGTGCGCAGGATGCGCTCGCCGCCGTCCGCGCCGATGGCGGTCGCGATGGCGCGGTCGCCCTGGAAGCCGTTGCCCTGTTCCTTGCTCACGCGGAAGCGCTTGGTCGCGAAGAGCACGGCGTCCGCCCACTCGCAGAGCAGGCTGGTCGCCGCCTTGTGCAGGCGCGGCGTGTAGCGGTCGTAGGCCGAGTTCTCGGGGTCCTCGAACCGCTCGACCTTGCTGTGCGCGATGACGATCACGATCATGCCGCGCCGCTCGCGCAGGTCGTTCAGAAGGCCGACCACCTTGCGCCAGTGGCCGAGGGCGTGGACGTAGCCCTTGCCGTAGCCGCCGTCCGCCTTCTCGATGGAGCGGACGCCGAACTCGGCGCACACCTGGTCCCAGATGAGCCGCTCAAGCCAGTCGGCGGAGTCCAGCACCACCGTCTGGAAGTCGTGCGGCTCGTCCCGCAGGGCGTTGAGCGCGGCGAGGACGTCGTTCAGGTTCTTCGCCAGAGGGAACTTGGCGGTGTCGATTTCGCCGAGGCCGTCCTCGGTCTGCACGAACACGGGGTTCGGGGCCGCCGCGCCGACGGTGGACTTGCCCACCCCCTCCTGTCCGTAGATGAAGAGGCGGGGAGGCTTGCTCTCGCGGCCTCGCGTGATGTTCTCGAGCATTGACATGTTTCTTTTCTCCTTATAGGCTAGTGATGACCCTGACCTCCTCGTAGCCGGTCGGCCATTCGCCGATCTGGAGGCATTTGCGGTAGCGGGCGAGAGCGGCCTCGTTGACCTTCTCGGCCTGGTCGAGGACGTCCCCCGGCAGTTCCCAGACGCCCGTGCTGAACGGCTCGTTCTTCTCCACCGCGATGAGGTGGACGGCCACGGTCTCGCCCGTGGCCTCGCGCAGGACGGCGCGGTAGAAGGCCATCTGGAACACATAGCCGAAGCGCTTGCAGTCGCCCTCGAACCACTTGAGGCTGTCGCAGGTCTT